CCCAAGTCGGCCATTTTACCTCACCGTTTTCATCCTCGCCGAAGATCAATTTCCCGGCCCAACTGCCGATGTTCTTAACGCCGTTCTTGATCCCGTCCCATGCGGCGGCTGCGTAGCCCTTTACATCTTCCCATGTGGGCCATTTTACATTATCGCCGTCCATGCCGAAGATCATGCCGCCGATCTGCTTCCCGGCGTTCTTTAGGCCGCTCCAGAGGCTTTTCAGCATCTCCGGGGCCTTTTGCGCAACCTTTGTAAATACCTTGCCCAAGCCCGAAACGACGGAGGGAACAAGGTTCACGGCTGTTTGAAGCAGGTACGGCAGGGCATCGCCGAGCATATCGATCAGCGCGCCCGCGCCGGTTTCTATACCGGGCATCAGCGTTTCCATCAACTGCGGCATTTTGGTGCCAACGGTGGAAAGCACTTTGGAAAGGCCCTTGCTCAACCGGGGAACAATCTCGCCGATGTTTTTAACAACAATATCCGCCGTGCGGTCAATGCTGCGGCCAAGGATTTCCGGGGCGTTCTCACCGCCAGCACCGCTCAAAAAGTTATTCCATGCGGCTTTCAGCGTTGTCATGCTGCCGGCCAGCGTATCGTTTTCCTTGGCGTAATTGCCCATAGCGTACTCAGATTTGCTCATGAACAATTCAAGCGCCAAGCCGACCTTCTGCTGTGTCGTAAGGTTGTCAATGGCCGATTTCTGCATGCCCTTCGACGCGGCGTAAGCTTTCAGCGTGGTATCGTTGATCGCAACGCCGAGGTTATCCATCCATTACTACCCACATTTTCATGCAGGATTAGACTATATCTTCAACTTGATTTTATCCATTTGATACTTATTCCATTTTATGCTATAATATCATGCAGGAGGTGATATTATGATTTGGAAATCAGTATCTCAATTTCCTTCTTACTCAGTAAGCGATACCGGCCTTGTTCGCAACGATAAGCGGGGGAATGTTCTTGTCCCGTCCGTAAATACTGGCGGTTACTTGTACGTTCAGTTTTACGATAACGGCAGGCATAAGACAAAATACATTCATTCGCTTGTTGCCGAAGCCTTTTTGCCGAAGCCCGATTATGCCGAACAGATTGACCACATTGACGGAGATAAGAAGAACAATCATGTTTCAAATCTTCGTTGGGTCACGGTCAGCGAAAATCGCATTGCTTACGGCAACACACAACGCGCTGCTGCGCGTATGCGCCCGGTAGTCGCTGTTCATGTAGACGGAACGCGGATTGAATTTGATTCAAGGCTTGCCGCTGCTGCTCATTTCCATTGCGATTCGTCTAAAATCAAATACGGCGTTGTCTACAAGAAAGGCGAGAAAAAAGGTTGGATGTTCAATCAAGTTGGCGTGCACTTCCGCTGATGTACCAATAATCAGCGTACTCGGTGACGAACCGATAGTCGTTACACCTTCCCATTGCTGGGCTTGGCACGGGATTGACATGACGGCGGCGTTGCTTGCCGTTTTAGCCTTTCCCCGTTAGCACGGCATTCCTGCCGCACACCGCTGGTAGCGTTCACACGCGCTTACTGTACGCTCACGCGATACAGCAGACAATGTTGTTTATCGTGAAATTTCCCTTCATCGCACCCGTGATGGATTCCATCGCCGCGCTTACATCAATACCCATGATGGAAGCAACATCTGCGGCACGCTGCATCGCGTCAGAAGCCAATTTCGCGGCATCCATCTGGCTATACCCAACGCCTTGCAAAAGCGATCCCATCTTGTTTGCAGTGGCAAGGTATTCAGTAGCGGAAAGGCCAAGGCTCTCTGCCGCGCTGTTGGCCTGATCCTTGATAAACTCCGCCCATTCGCCGAATACCGCTTCACTGCCGCCAAGACCCTGTTCCAGATCGCCCACAGCGTTCAGCGCAGAACCTGTGATCTTTGCAAATGCCGCCGCACCGGCAGCAACCGCCGCGCCGCTTATGGCCACCGTGGCTTTCAGCGCCTTGCTGATGCCTGCGCCGAATTTGCTCATGCGGCCTTCGCTCTCTTTCAGGCCGTTGTCGAAGTCCTTCTTATCCAGCGTGATTTTTGCCGCCAGTTCAAATAGGTTTACCATCTTGTTCCTCCCCTCTCAGGCGTTTAATCAAATCGCTTACGATATCCGTGCCTGTCCGGGTATCTTCCTGAACGGTTTCCGGGTGTGTCAGCTCATTGTAGGTCGGCATCGGGTAATCCATGCCGCCAAATTTGCTCATGATCGTGCCTAAGCTGTGCGCGATTGCGGCCATGTACTCCTGCCATACCTCACGACGCGCCTGTTCGTTCAGCTGCGCTTCCAGCGCCCGTCTGCCGTGCCAGCCGTATTGCAGAAGACAGCAGATTATTTTGTCGCGCTGTTCTGCGTCTGTGCCTTTGACGGCGTAAAAAAACTGATCAGATCGGCATCCACGCTTTCCTTGATATCGTTGTAGGTGTCCATTATGCCCTGATTGCTGATCTGCTTTACCGTTTTCCCGGTCATGATGGAAAGCACGGTGATCGTGGCGTTCAGGTGCTTTTTCAGCAGCATCGGCGCGATCTCGCGCACCATAAAGGCCACCTGCTGCGCGGCGGTGGCGCTTTGCAGCTTCCCGGCCTTTTGCCAAAGCTCAAACACCTTCACATCCTCGATGATCTCCGCAGCCGGTTCAGCGATCCGCGCCAGCGCGTCAGCGGCTTGCAGCGTGGTCATTTCCTTTAGCTTCATTTTTCCTCCCGTATCTTAAAAATGGGCGCATTACGCGCCCGTTGTATTGTATTTATCAGCCGCCAGTGGTTCCGCCAGTAGATCCGCCAGTAGCTCCAGCTTCGACATCAAGGAAGATGACCTCATAGGGCGCGTAATCGTAGTCCTCCACGTCGTTTTGGAAAGCATGGAATTCCACGGGCAGCGTGGCTTCGTTCTTATCGGTGAAAGCCAAGGTCAGATCGGTGGTGTTGAAAGCGTTCAGCAGATGGATGATGCAGAAGCCGCCGTCCGCCACATCGCCCACCCAGCAAAGGTTGGGAATGTAGTCGTTTTCCGTGATGCGGCTTGCCATCTTGATCAGTGTTTTCGCGCCGGAGGTTGTGACCTCCGCCGTGCCGATAGCGGCTTCAAGCACATGCGGGTTGCCGGTTTCCAGCAGCGTTGTGCTCAGGTAAGCGTCAGCGCTGTCAACCGCCGTATCGCCTACGAAACGGTAACGGCCGCCGTCCGCTTCCACCTGCCGCATCTCGCGGGTTACATGGAATTCACCGCCGCCACGGGTAGCGCCAAGGCGGTTTTCATCATTGTCAAGCGCCGCAGCAACGGCGGTTTTCAGCGCCGCAGCGGTGGCGTATTCGCTCGGGTCAAAATTCATCAGGAACGCGCCAGCATTCAGGATCAGCTTCTTAAAAGTCTTTTTCCTCAGCGGCGTGGTCATGCCAGCAATAGCCATTGTTTATACCCCCTCTATCATGTTCCGGGATTGTAGTAAGCGTTTAGTTGCAAGTTCAGGTACGCGCCCCGCACGCCCTCATTTTCCGGGATCGTCTGGATCAGCGGGCTTTGCGGGTTGATTACAACCACGCCGCCGTCGCATGGAATCCTTACGCCCCTGTCGCCGATGGCAGCGGCGATCTCCTCGGCCTTTGCCATGACGGCATAATTGCTCTTGTTATCGCGGTAGTACACATTCACAAAAAATGTCGCCGGTGTGTTCCATTCTGGCAGCGTAGGCGGGAAGGTCAGGTACGGCTCCACGGCATCATCGGGCACGGTATCGGTATTGTATGCCGGGATGCCGAAGCCGCTCAGAAAGCCGTACAGCGCCCTTTGTACGCTGTTGCTCATTCCAGCACCCACCTTTCAGCGCTCACCTGTCCGAATGCGAAGCTTGCCACCTTCGGCGTTTTGCTGTCCGTGATGCGGCTTGTCACGCGGAACACATGCCCATCGCTGACGCGCTTAAAAACATCGTGGAAGTCCAGCGGCAAATCCCGGTTGACGGTCACGGTGTACGTTTCCGTCACGCCCTCCTTTTCGGCCACCCGCGCTTGCAATGTGTTATCCTTGACGATGGCGGCGCTGAACTGCGCCCCTTCTGTCCACTCATACGTGAACCCGCCTATGCCGTCCGGTACGCTGTGCTTGTCCATCAGCACGCAATCTTCCTTCATGGTATCGATCAGCATAGCTTTTTCCACCTTTTCAGCCGTTTGGCATGGCGTTTCAGCACTTCGGTTTCGGCATCATACACGCTGCCGTCCGCGCCCGTGGCTCTCGTGTAGCTGTACCCGCCGAAGCTCTCGCTTTGATACGGGCCGTTCAGCGCCTCGCCGTACTTTTCCAGATCGGCATGCATGCGCTGTATTTCATCCAAAACCGCAAAAGGCACGCGCATCTCGCGTATAGTGCCGGTAAAGGTTTCATCCGCAAGCGCAACATCGGTATCATCATCATTCGTGCATCCGCTTTCGTGATACGTGTACACGCCGTCGTTAAACACGCTGCCGACGATCCGGAACCGCTGCCCTTCCTGCAAAAAAGGGAGGGAAACCGCGCCGCCTACGATGCTGAACTCGCCGCTTTCGGTATGCAGCGGGTACCCGTATTCATCGGTATCAAAATAGTTGTGCAAATAATCACAAACCTGTTGCAGCATGGTTTCCCTCCTTCCTTATTCCTCAACCGCCTTGATCAGCGGCATCCCGCGCTTGTTTTTATCGCCCGAAAGCTCATTGATCCGCTTTTTCGTCACTTTCAGCCCTTCGCGCGGGTATTCTTCGCCGGGATGGTACGGGTGTTCGTTATCCTGTAAATCCGTCCAGTAAACCAGCGTTTTGTATTTCATTTAGGCCCCCGTGTTCCCAGCGCTAATGGTGATCTTGGCGATGCCGTCCAGATACTCGGCCCACAGCGCCATGCCCATCAGGGCGAAGGATTCACCAACGGCGGTGGAATAGTTGCCGTTCGCATGGAAGCCGATCAGGTTGGTTTCGCCCTCCACGGTGTAGTTCAGGCCAAGGCGGGCAAACTCGCTGTCGCCGGGATCGATGTAATACAGATCGATGTTCTCCACGGGCAGCGCCAGCACGGTGTTGCGGGCCACATCGGGCGCGGACATCAGGAACAGGGTGCCGTAACCCATGAAGTTCTTCACATAGGTCAGGCCGAACTGCGTCTGCACGGTGATATCGGCAGCACCCAGATAATCATAAAAGTCCAGCACGTTCGCAAAGCCCACAACCTCGGTCACGGTCTTGCGCATCTTCTGGAATTTATCCACAACAGCGCCCTTGGCCTTGGCCAGCGCGGCCTGGAAGGTGGCGGCGGTATCGGTCAGGGAGCCGGTGTTCAGGAAGGTGTAAAAGCTGGTCAGCACGTTATTCTGAAGCTCGGTCAGGAACGCTTCATCGCTCTTTTCAATGGCGATGGCAGCGCCGTACTTTTCCACATCCTCGATGGGCACGGCCTTGGCATACTTTTTCAGGCTCAGATCGGCCAACGCGGCCTGGGTAATGGTCGCCTTGCTGTAAGGGATCACCTCGCCGGGATCAACGTTGCCATTTTCCAGCGCCACGCTGGCGGTATAGCTGATCAGCTTCGTGCCGGGGGCCTTGCGGATCGGGCGCATGATGCCCAGGATATCGCGCAGCGCGTCCCAGTTGCGGTTGAAGCGGGTGACAAAATCGATCTCACGCGCGGTAACGGCGGTAGCGCCGGTGCCGTAGCTGTTGGGCAGGGAATCGCGGGGATTGGTAAGGGTTTCAACATTCGTCGCAGGCATTTTCAATCATCCTTTCTCTTAAAATCCGAATAGTTCATGGTTTTCGGCAATCGCGCGCTGGCGCTCCGCCGTATCCTTAATTTTGAGGATTTCTTCTTTGCTCTTTCCGGTATACTTGCTTTCGGGCGGCGTTTCCACAAAAGCGCCGCGCGTGCGCGTGGTGGTGATAAACTTGCCGTACTGCTCGCCGATGCTCTTTTTGATATCGGCTTCGTTTTCCAGCTTTCCGTCATCCGTCAGCTTCATTTCTTCCAGCTTCGTGCCGTTCAAAATGACATCCAACAGATCATTGTTCACATGCGCGTCAACCAGCAGTTTCCGGTACTCGGCCTTCACCTTGGCAGCGTTTTCCTGCTGCTGCACCTTCTGCCTGTACGCCTCAAACGCCTGATGCTCGGTTTCGTACTTCTTCTGGTAATCGCCGCTTTTCAGCGTGTTCAGCTCGTTTTTCAGCGTATCCCGTTCCTGTTCAGCCTTTTGCAGTTTTTCCACCTGTGTTTTCAGTTGATCGCGCTCATCTTTCAGCGCGTCAAACGGTTCAAGGTGCAGTCTCATCAGATTGTTTTCAAGTTCCTCAGTATGTGCTTCACCGAGGATTTTCCGCAGTTCAGACCGTGTAAATGCCATATGATTCCTCCGTTGCTTCGGGGGCGGTGCTTCGCCCATGATTTTCGGCACAGTGCATCGTGCCTGTACCCTTATTTTCAAGCCTTTCAGTCCCCGGATAAAGCACAGATTCGTCTATTCTCGCGTACAAAAACGACTAAAATAAAAAGGCCCTCCCGGATGGGAAGGCTGAACTGTTAGATTTTTTTGAATAGTTGCTTATGAATCGATCTTCCTGTATTCGCTGATGATCACTTGCTTGTATTCCTCGCCGTGTTCCTCCGCCGCAGGGCGCAGGTACGGCCTTGCGGCCATCTTGTGCGTGCCAAGCTCCACATACGGCGCGTATTCCACGTTCGTTCCTATGATCTCCGTGTTTTCATCATACTGCTGGTGCGTTATGCTGTTCCGCAGCCGCCCCGTATCCACCGGGCAAATCGCCTTTGCGTAGCTTTCGGCCTTGCCGCCGATGATCTCAAGCGCCCGATCCGTCGCGCCCTGCATCCCGCTTTGCACAGCGTTGCGGTGGCTCACAAATTTCACATCGCCCATTTGCTCACCCCTTCAGCAGCCTCAACAGCATTTCAGCGGCTTCTTGTTCGCCGTTCTTCGCGTGTTCCATCAGCAGGGCCATAAATTCGGCTTCTACGGCCTCCTTTTTCTCCTTGAAGGTTTCCTTGTGCGGCATCGCATCGGGCGGCACTACAAGCAAAAAACAGTCCTCAGGAGCATCAAACTGCAACGGCTGGCCCTTCTTGGCTTCCATGTACTGTACACCGTCACGGGCAATAAGCTCCTGCAACAAATCGGCTGTTGCGTTTTCTTTCATTTTTCACCTCACAGCACTATGTCTTTGTACTTCTCTTTGTCCCAAGGCTCAACCTCTTTCGGCTTACCCGTTCTCAGGCATTCCTTCACTTCCGCAATCGCTTGCTCGGTGGTTTTCGGGCAATAACCGCCAACATAATAGCCGAATGATACGCCAAATCGTTCCTCGTACTCTTTGCAAAGCTCGTTAAATTCTATTTCTTCATGCGTTGCTTTTGATTTGTGGTTCCAATCAATAGGCATTATTTCATCGCTCCTATCATGTTTACAAACACATCATAACTTCGCGGGAAAAACTGCTTTATAACAGAAAGAGATCGGTTGCGCGTAGTTGTTGCTGAGAACATTTCAGCGAATGCTTCTGTTGCCACTTGTCTCTTATCAACGACACCGCTGCTTCCAAAATAACCGGGTTTATGACCAAATCCAAGCCGACAATTCAAGCCAAACATCGGATCAAAATAACCATCGAACATATCAGAAATGTCGCTTATTTCATATTTGCTGATATAGGTTGTTTTCATCCAATCGGAAAACGCCTCCGCATTTTGCTTTGTAATATACGTTTTGCGCATGCCAATGCTCGCGTTCTGTTTTCTGTAAAGGTCAAGCGTTTTTTTTACGTTTTTGTCATTTGACAAATACTTATCCCATATGCTCC